GGGTGGTTGCAGCTTAAAGTAATAGTTGATAGACGCAAATCTATTGATTGTTGCTATAAGTGTTCCTAAGCAGCTTCTTTGCTGCGAGAGCAGGAAAGGAGCCTTTATGATACTTCCACATTACTCCCGAGAACGAACTACTTCCGATAGGAAGTACATACGCTCCGCTTGGTCACTCAATGTCGCTCCAGGATATGGAGTAACAAGTGATTACGGTTTCTACAACAAGCCTTACACATCCAATCAGAGTTACATGAAGGATTCAAAAAATCCTTATGGCTCCCGGGGTTTTCGTTCCCCTGGTCCGTGTGAGTCTTGGAAAGCGTATCGTTCTGGCTACCCCGGTAGCCTGTGGACGTGGTCTGACTATGTCACTCATGGTATCCCGTATATGACAATATCCGAGGAAATTGCGTTTGACGAGCACTACGACCTCGCTGAGGTAGTATCTCATATTCCACAAGTTCCCCCCTCTATTCTCATTGATAATCGAATTGCAGCTGTGGTTAAGTCTATAACACAGGTGCCTGCCGATTTCTCCGTGATTAACTTTCTTTACGAGGCTAAAGACTTTAAACGGTCTTTTGAGCACTATAAACGTGCCTTCACCAAAGGTGGACTTCGTTTGAAAGATATTCCCGGTTGGGCAAACTCGACTCTGCTTGACTACAGTTTTAATTTATCTCCTTTCGTGGGGGATATATTGAAAATGACTAAAGTTTGGGATCGGGTTTTGAAGAAGATGAAGTTTCTCCGCGATAATCGTGGGAAGCTGGTTCGCCAGTCCTTCTACAATCCAACGCTTTGGAGTAACAACCCATTCGTTGGTCAAGAGATTCATCGTCAAGAACACCGTCCACCTTGGTGGGCTGGGTTCCCTAACGATTCTTGGATGGGAAACTCTGGAAGACCAGGGTCACCGCCTGAGAATGGTTATGCTTCATTAGAGGTAATAAAGTACGAAGCGTCTTTCGCAGCATCATGGTACTTGTACCAGGATCTGCAGGGACTCGACGATACTTGGGCAAACTTACGGGCCCTTATAGCAAAAACGGGTGTCAATAATCCGGCGAAGATCGTTTGGAACGCAATTCCTTTCAGTTTTATCGTCGATTGGATGGTGCCCTTTGGGAGTTTGCTAGACTACCTTGCTATTCAACCCTTTGCGGGGGAATGGTCTATCTACGACATGGTTAATTCCGTGAAGGAGACTTGGCACATTGAGCAAGTTAGGACGTACGCTGGTCAAGATGTCCCGAACAGTGTGTTCAGGAATCCGATTGTCGTACAGCGGTACCGAAGGAATTTGGGGGCCAGCATCGATCTTCATGATGTTGACCTAGTAGATTTCGAACCACAACAGCAGTTGCTTTTGTCTTCTTTGTTCGCTGGGAACACGTTGTTCCGAAATGGCAACAAGAAGGCCAAAAAGCTTTAGTAGAGAGGAGTTACCTTGAGCCTATCCCCTAATATTACAGTTAAGGAAGATGACAACACAACGTCTCATGTTTTTAACAAGGTGGATTTACCACTTGGAAAAACTGGAACTTTGCGTTCGAACGTCGATCTAGACCCTCCTGAAAAGGAAACTTTGTACGTAGCTTCAAGCGTGCAAGGGAAAGGTGTTAGTATTGGCGATCGCCATTCACTTACCATGGATAAAACCGTGGTAGATGCTAATGGCAACCTTATTCGTGGGTACGTTACCACGACTTGGTTCTTCCCTCGAAGCGCGGCATTTACTCCTCAGATGATGATTGATATCACGCATCAGTTATATGATGTTACTGTTTCGACTTCGTCTTTTGATGTTGATGACGATACCTTAAAATCGCTTTTAAGGGGTGAGTCTTAACCTTTTAAGAGTGGCTTCTGCTGTGGCCGGGGGCTTAGCTCTAGGGCTCTTGGAAAGGATACTCCGCCGTTATGACGAAGCTCCTGGAAGAGCCAAGCGAGGAAAACACGGAAGTGTACCTCGATCTTTACGAAGCATTGCTTTTGCCGGATTGCGTCTCATCAAACTCTTACTTCCAATCGCAGTCTCGCAGGGATTACCGGACAGTCCTGTCACGGAGTTCCTCAAGCGAACGCTTCCAATTCTGTACCAAGACGATTCCGAAACTCGGGAAAGCCTTTGATGCAGGTTTGGTAGAAGGCAAGTTCCTGTGTCCTAGAGAGTTTAAACGCTCATGTAAGGACTCATGTATACCCGCATTTATGCAGGCTTACATTGCACTTGTTTTCAATTGCGAAGACGGTAGTTTGTTAGCTGAGCCGGCCGTATGGGCTGTGAAGCACGTACGGCTAGTGTGCTATTGGTACTACAAACTCGAACTTCCATTTAGTGAGAAAGAGGTTGCGCATATTATTGGCAACTTCCTAGACACCGAAGAAGAGCTCGGTTCGATCAATCTTGACGGGAATCTTAACGTCGAGATTGCTTCGGCTATGACCTCAGGCACGTTTTATAGTGGTGAGGCCATTAACATCTTTGGATCATTTGATCCAATGGATATTACACCAAAGCATGGGCCCGGCGCCGTGGCTTCTGGTGAGAAAGGCGAGGAAAAGTGGGACTTCAAAACACTGTACACGTCGATCAACCGGGAGTACCCCTTTTGGCAGTTTTTTATGATGCCATCGGAATCCGATTCAATAGATCCAGAGAGTGCTTTATCTCACTTATTAACGATCCCGGAAGGGACCGCAAAGGTAGTTTTAGTACCGAAGGATTCGAGAGGTCCGAGATTGATATCCATGGAACCATTAGAATTTATGTGGCTCCAGAAGGGTCTCGGAGAGTCTATGGTGCGTCACTTACAACGGGGCTGCAGAGCCTCGGGGCAAGTGAATTTCACGACTCAAAGCATCAACAGATTATTGTCTCTGATTGGTTCTGGGACGTCGACTCATTCGAGCCAAGTCTTAAAAGAACTAAAACAGGACATACGAAATCACGGTTTTACCATTCCATACAATCGGAGTGGAGACTGGGTTACGTTAGATCTGAAAGACGCTTCCGACCGAGTTACTTTAGGCTTAGTAGAACGCATCTTCGAAAAGACGCCTCTTTTACTGAGAAAACTGTTAGCTCTACGATCGACAGCTACGACGCTGCCAGACGGCAGAACGATATCTTTGAAAAAGTATGCTCCCATGGGAAGTGCTTTATGCTTTCCAGTGGAAGCTTACGTGTTCTGGATATTAGTTGTGGCTGCTATTTCAAGGATGAATTCACGGAATCCATCGAGAATAATGCGCGAGGTCTTCGTGTACGGTGATGACATTATCGTACGTAAAGCTTTTGCGCCAATTGCAATCGAAGCACTGGAAGGGGTCGGCCTGAGGGTCAACCTCTCGAAGTGTTGTCTTAAGGGTTCTTTCCGAGAAAGTTGTGGCATGGACGCCTTTGCAGGCGAAGATGTTACTCCTATTAAGGTCAGAACACGCTGGACCGGTAAAAGGACCGACCATGAAGCTTTAGCTAGCTGGGTATCTTATGCTAATCACATAAGAGCACGCGGTTACTCTACCGCTTTTCATATGCTGCAGCAGCGAATCGAAGCTACCTATGGAGCAATCCCGTGGGGCATAGAAACGTCAGGGTACATATGTTGGTGGGCTTCATCTTGGGAAAAAGCGGCTCTCATAAATAGAGACCTCTTCAAAGCCAGATGGAACGCTTCCTTGCAGACATTTCAGCATAGATTTCGAAGCATACGTGCTAAGAAATTTACGTCTATGCTTGATGGCTACTCCCGCCTGCTTCGGAATGTAACATCCGGGCCAGGTTTGGATCCGTC